CGCTCGGCAGCCGCCTCCACCATGTTGTCGAAGAGAAGCTCGTCCATCAGCGGGCGAAGTCCTCTGCGGTGGCGGCGCGACCCGAGGGGACCTTGCTGTCGCGGTACCAGGGCAGCGTGGTGGCCGTCAGGATCGCGCTGAAGCGGACGCCGTCGCGGTAGGTGGTCTTGAGGACCCCGATGCGGACCTTGCCGTACTTCGAGCGCATCTTGGCATCGTCAGCGCTTGCGTGCTGAGTGCTGCCGGTCGTCCCGTCCGCATAGACGTTCCGGTAGACGACCTTTTCGACGACCTTGACGATCACGTCGTCGCCCGAGGTGACGCCGGGGCGGTTCGACTTGCGGCCATCGGCGTAGCGCAGCTCGGTGGCGATGGTGCCGGGACCGAAACCGCCCGTGTAGGTGACCTGCACAACGATGCGGCCATCTTCGAGCTTTCCGAGGTAGCTGACACGCTTGCCGTCAACGGTCTGCAGGGTCTTGGAGGTGTCGAGGGGGTCGGCGACGAGGTGCTTGATGCCGTTGAGGACGAACCCGCCGCGAGCGCCATCCTTGGCACGGGTGCAGATGTGGATGTCGCCGTAGCCCCGCTCGACGTAGATCATGTCTTCCCAGTAGGGCAGGTTCATCGGCTGGGTCGCGGTGACGCGGTCACCCTTCTTGAACGTGGTCAACGAAGTTCTCCTTGAGCATAGGCCTCAATGGCCTCGATGGTGGGGTTGCGGAGCGCGTCGGCGTCCCGGAGTTGGCGATGGGCGCGGCTGACCAGCTCATGCGGGTCGATGCCGGTGCCACGGGCGACGAGGGCGAAGGTGAGAGCCAGGGCGTCGAGCTGGACCGAGGGGTCAGTGACGGACTGGAGCGCGTCGATGATGCGGAACGCCGGGTCCTTGAGGGGACCCAGCGAAGACCGACCCATGACCCGCGAGCGGATCGTGGCGGGCAGCATCAGTCGCGGAAGGCGACCGAGACGGGATTGGTGATGTCGAGCATTCGCGTTCTCCAAACGCAAAGAGCCGGACCCCCGAAGGAGCCCGGCCCGTGATTGATCCTAAAGGTGATCCCACCCCGAAGGTGGGGGGTAATTCGATGCGGAGGGTCAGGGCCCCGGCGAAGACGCCGGGGCCCGATGTTTCATCCGCCGATGGTGGGGGTTAATTGCGGGTCTCGTCTCGAAACCCGAATTGGTTGGGCGGATTATTGACCCAGCGGCGGTGCGCAGCTGCCTCCCTGCGGGATCGACAGTGGCCGCACTTGCCGTCGAACCGGCTGGCATAGCCTCTGCCGCACCCGCAGGCGCGGCTCACCAAGCGAACTCGCGGGCGTCCAGGTAGACCTGGGCGTGCCGACGGATCACCGAGTGAACCGGGCGGCGTGGCGCGAGGGCCAGTGGGGTGACGCGAGCGAACACCCGCCAGCCACTGCGGGTCGCCATGGTGCCCCGATGGGGCGTCTGGCGATCCATAGCCCACCAGCAGTTCGGCTGGATGCGCTGCGTCATCACCGCCCCGCGTTCCCAGCCGGGACCGTTGAGCCACTTGGCGATTTCGCGGTGCGATCCCGGCATCGACGGCAGGATCAGCTGCCGGGCGAGGAACTCGGTCTCCGGCCCGTCGCTGATCCAGAGAAGCATCGGCTCCTCGTCGTCCTCGATAAGGTCGAAGCGCAGCCCCGCCTCGTCTCGGTCCACCATGTCGGTGTGCCAGTTGGGAATGCAGGGGTACTGCCCGGCCATGAGCATGTGGACCTTGATGTCCAGCTCATAGCGCGAGGGGTCGGCCACAGGGACCGAGGCGACCAGCTCGGCCATCTCGGGCATCAGCCCTGCCGCGAGGTGCAGCGGGGCGCGGAACAGGCCGCAGTGCCCGATTTCGAGGACACGCGGGTCGAAGTTGATGGAGGTCTCGGAGACGAGACGCGGGGTGCGGAGGGTGAACATCACGCGACCTTTGCTGTTGCGATGTAGGCTTCGACCTCGATCAGCGCGTTGGACAGCTCGTTGAGCCGGTCAGCCTTGAGGTCCATGCGATTTGCGCCTTGGCGGTGAGTGCTGGCGCGTGTGTCGATCAACGCGACTTCAGGGTCCGCGCCGGTCGCGAACTTCACCTGCGCTTTGAACCCGGTCATGACAATATCGACCTGCCGGGTTTCGGTGATGATGGGTTTCAGCATGGGCGCGCTCCGACCGTCACGTCGCCACAGGCGACCGGGATGCCGACGGTCTCGGCCAGCTGCCGGGCAAGGCGCTCCCGCGCCTCCCGAGGAAGGGTGATCTGCTTCATGGTCATGGTCCTTGGGAATGGGCTGCGGGTTTCATCCGCCGATGGTGGGGGATAATTGCCGCAGCCCTGATTGATCCGTCTAATGGAACTATTAGGCGAACGTGTAAGACGCCTGCCGGATCAGGTTCAGGTCGAGGTTGCCCGCCTTCGGGGGCTCCGGGAGTTTCTCCGCCAGTTCCTCGCCCAGCTGCTCTTTCAGCTGCGCGTAGAACTCGCCCAGGACGTCGCCCTCGTACTGCTCGACGAAGGTGTCCCGCAGGATCGCGGAGAGGCGCGACGTGTCCGCCGCATGGGTGCCGAAGCTGTCGTGGATCATCGCGAGGTGCTTGATCCCTTCACGCTTGCAGCGGAGCGCGACGGCCTGAAGGTGCGCCGCGTCCAGCGAGTGGACGAAGTTCGGGGCCACGCCGTTTGCTTGAGCGCGACCGTCGAGGTCCTCGGTCTCCTTCTGGACCATCATGCGGACCCGCTGGCCCATCCAGTGGACCTCCACGCGCTCGCCCTTCTGCGCCTTGTACTCCTGCAGGATCGGCAGACCCATCGGGGTCTCCCACCACAGGGGCAGGCCACCCTCTGCCGCCACCTTCGCTGCCTCGCGAAGCCACTCCATCGCCTTGGCGGCAGCCGGAACAGTCTCGCTAATGGAAGTAAACATGACGTGAGAGAGCCACATGGCGCAGTGGTAGTTGTCCGCACCGCCGAGGTACGGCTCCTGTCCCTTTGCCGCGAGGTCGCGATCCATTTCCTTCAGGGTCTGAAGGATCATCCCGTGCATCCCGAAGCGGGTCGCCGAGTAGCAGAAGGTCATGGTCGGGCGCTTCACGATGCTGCGCTTGACCTTGCCGTTCATCCACGGGTTCGGGATCGTGAAGGTCTCCTCCGCGTCACCCTTGCCCACCGTGTAGGTGATGTAGGGGGTGGCGTCCGCCACGGCCTGGGCCTTCGCCCCGGCGCGCATGTAGATGTCCTGCGGTGCGTCCGAGGGCAGGAGGTTGACCGCCTCGCCGCCTTCGGCGTCCCGCAGCATCGCGGAGAAATGCTGGATGCCCGAGCAGGAGCCGTCGAGGGCGACCGGGATGCGCGAGACATACGCGGTCGGGTCTTCCAGCTTGTGCGCGTCTGCCAGCTCGAAGAGCGCCGCGAGGGCGCTGTAGGGGCTATCCGCCGTCGTCCAGAAGCGCTGGCCGTCGAGGGGGTTCTCGGCGCTGTCGAGCAGGGCGTCGAGGTTCTCCGTCACCCACGCCGTGCGGGCCTCGAAGGAGACCTTGTCCACCCCGAAGAGGTTGGCGATGTGGATGCAGAGCCAGCGGAAGCCGTCCAGACCGAGGGGCCTGCCTTCGGCGAAGTGGAGGAGCGCCTTCTGCCAGTCGCAGCCCTGCGGCGACGGGCCGAACACCGGGATCGGGTAGACCCGGCCACGGAAGTCCAGCTCATGCGGGTAGTAGATGGCCGACTCGTCGGCGAACCGGCGGGCGACCCACAGGCCGGAGTGCATGGCCATGCGGGCCGAGGTGCGCTCGCCGTTGGCCGTGTAGACCTCCGCCGCCGCGCGCTTCCATGCCAGCTTGGCTTCCTCATTGGTGTCGATGTCGTGGGTCTTCGCCGGGATCGGGTCGTCCTCACGCTGCGGCAGACCGCCGAGCGAGGTGCCGTCCTTCCAGACCTGCTCCATGACCTCCAGCACGCGGGTGTTCACGGCCCACGGGCTGTCCTGAATGTGGTTCACGCTGTCATAGACGCGCGACAGGTCCATGTTGCGGACCTCGTCGTGGTAGGCGCGGTTCCGCTGCTTGATGAAGCGGTTGCCGTGCCGGGGCGTCATGTACCCGCCGTAGGTCGGCGAGCGCCAGCGGCGCGGGCGCACGATCATCGGCATGTTGATGGGGTCGAGCAGCGAGCAGCGAGCATGCTGCTTGTCGAACCAGTCCTGCAGCGTCTCGGTCGGACGCAGGCTGTAGGCGAAGCCGTTCGCCCGGCGCACCTTCTCCAGCGCGAAGAAGCCGGTCGCGTCGATGACCAGTTCCATGCACTTCGTGCCGATGGAGACCTTCTCCTCCGGCGAGACGTCGATGGCGCAGCCCTCGGAGGCGAAGAGCTTCTTGACCGCGCTCTTGCGCTGCCGGGTGAAGCTGCCGCGCGCTTCCTGCGCCTTCATGAACCCCTTGTAGCCCTTGCGGTTCATCTCTCGGAACCCCTTGAACTCAAGGTTCTCGATCAGGGCCTCAGTCACCTTCGTCGCCGCCGTCTGGAGCAGCGACTGCGACATGCACAGGTTCACCATCACGCGGGTGGTCAGATAGGCCACCTCTTCGGGATCGGTCAGCAGCAGGAAGTCCACGGCGCGGTGCAGGCGACCGGCCTTGCGCTCGCAGACTTCGGCGAGGAACGCTTCGATGGCCTCTGCGACGGGCTTCACCGTCGCCTTGAGCAGATGCTGGCCGGGCGGGAGGTTCGCCTCCTCCTCCATCGTCCCTGCCTCTGCCTTCCACGGCATGGCACGGGAGTGGTAGCGGCTCTGGCCGAGCGCGCGCTGTTCGTCCTCCAGTTCGATCTGGCGGCGAAGCTCTGCGCGAATGTCATAGGTCATTGAAGGTCCTTCCGGTCAGGGATGAGGGGCAGCCGAACGCAGCCCCAGGAGGGCGCACGGGGTTCGCGCGCCGAGGGTGGGGGTTAATTGAGGGGTGGTTAGATGGCGGCTGGCACGATCTTTCCGCCTAACGGAAGTATCGCGCCAGATCGTGCCATCAATCGTGCCGAAAGGGCGTGCCAGCTGGCACACACCGAAAACCGGCTATAAGTGATTGATTTTATTGGGGAGAATGGAGCGGGTGAAGGGAATCGAACCCTCGTCGTGAGCTTGGGAAGCTCCTGCTCTACCATTGAGCTACACCCGCGAGGCGCGCCGAAATCGGTGGTTTGCGCGGCATTGTCAAGCGGGATCGCATCACGCCGGGCGGTCCGACGGTGGCGAACGGCGACAGGGCGGCGGACGACCCGCTAATTGTCAGTTATCCATTTTGGGTAGTCCTTTACTATCCACTGCCGTGCTTAGCTCCGCCATTGGTGCAAACCGAGGCCGGAGCTGGAGCTGCGAGCACTCTGTCTTTCGGCAATAGAACTGCTCGCGGGAGCATTGCCCGTGAATGGTGACGTCGCGTCGGAGACGACGCTGTCGCGCGGTGAGGAGCGCCGTGCAGACGACCGGACCACCACCCTGTTTCAGGTCGCCCGCCTGCTGACGGAGCGCGGCGCGCAGCATCTGTGCCTGATCCGCAATATCGGGCCTGGCGGGATGATGCTGGAAATCTATGCCCCGTTGGAGCCGGGGATGCGGGTGCGGATCGAGCCCAAGGTCTGCGATCCTCTCGATGGGGAGGTGCGCTGGGCGCAGGAGCGGCAGGCGGGAATCGCGTTCGACGCACCGATCGACGTCCACGCCTATCTGCACGTCCACAATGTGCTGCTGCCCGATCAGCTGCCGCGCTGTCCGCGCGTCACGACGCAGCTGCGTGCGCGGTTGCGGATCGGGGCGGTGTGGCATCTGGTGCCGCTGATCGACCTGTCGCAGGGCGGGGTGAAGGTCGAAACCGACCTGCCGATCGTGTTGGGTGAGGGGGTGGAGATCGACATTCCCGGCATCGGCACGCTGGGCGCGCATGTGCGATGGGTGCGC